TTATAACGCCACCTTTACCCAGCTTTTACCTCGATTGTCATGATAGCGGTCAGTTTGCTGTTGTGTTTTATGACCAAGCAGTTTTTGAGTATCTAATCCCTGTTCTTTATAAAGACGCTCAGATAGAGAGCGTTGTTCATGAAACGTAGCGGGGGTACCTTCACCCCAGTCGATCCCAGCCAGATCTCTTGCCTTACTAAAATTCATTGTTAATGTATTCGATTTAACTTGAGCACCGCGTTCTGCCTGTGAAGTTGACCGGAAAAAATGCACTAAGTATGGGCTGATTGCATAGTCACGGCATCGGGCTACTACATCGCGTAAACTCCAGTTAATCGCATTGAGACGAAGAGAAAGCGGGATGGCGATTTTGCTCCCGGTTTTTTCCTGGATGATGTGAAGATGATCATCCCAAATATCGCTAAATTTCATACGTGAGATATCACCTAATCGCTGACCGGTAACCAGTGCTAACAGCATGGCATTCCCCATATAACGATGACTCGCATCTGCGATATCAAAGATTTTTTGCCATTCTTCAAGACTTAACCGTTGTCGGGTAATTTTTCTTCTGGGCTGTTTGGTGGCTAATGCAGGGTTATAACCAGGGGGGACTTCCCCGTAGTGTTGTGCCTCTTTGAATACATCAATTAGAACGGAGCGGACTACTTGCGCCATTCTCGGTTGCCCGGCAGCGATATACTCGTCAAGCAATTGTGCGATATCCCTTACATCAACGGCTGAAATCAACTTCATTCCTGCTCGTTCCCTGAGCAAGGATACTGGTTTGGCTTTCTGCTTATAGGTGTTGAGTCTTATATCACCACTTTTCAGCCTGTCATCCTGGATCGCTTGGTAGCGATCTAACCAAGTTGACGTTGTGATCGCTTTTCCTTTGCTGGTTGCGATCCTGTCACTGATAGCAAGAATCTGCCGAGTCCTTTGCTCGGCAAGGCGCGTGTTAGCTTCAGTAGCTATAGCGATGGCTTCTGCTTCGTTCGTTCCCAGCGCATGAAATTTTCCTGTTACTGGATGCTTATATCGCCAATAGACTTTATTTACCTTTCTGCTGTAAAGGGGATATAAGTTTGGGACTGAAACATTATTCTTACGCGGTCTGGCTGCCATCACTCAAAATCCGTTGCAAAAGTAATGAGTCATTTTTCTTGATTACTGGTGTTACCAACTCCCCAACTAACTCGGCGTCCTCGCGTACTCGCCATAACCGACCTTGTTTCATTGCCGGTGGACAAAACAAATTCTGCTTAGCATAACGGCGCAACGTGGAAACGCTTGGAGGATTGCTTCTGTATTTTTCAGTAGCCCATTCTTCAAGAGTTAACATTTGAAGCATATGCGATCACCTTATTACTTCACTAACTGCTTAGTCTCAGCATATCGACCCTGCACGGTCGGTTAGTTTCTCCACAAAACAGAGAAGAGCATCAGTGGCCACACCTATCAGGAGGGATCGGGTTATGACCCCGTCATCCGGGGATACTCTTCTCTGTTTTGTAAAAAGGGCGGTACCAGAAAGGACTAAGGGAAAAACTGGCACCGCCAAAGCAATAGCACTACCTTCGCAGACATGCTAACCGGGCGAGGGCGGCTTCATCTCCAGTAATGCTCTCATCGTTGCATCCTGGTCTCTTTCCAGGCGTCAAACCGAATCATGTGCCATACGCCGTGTTACAACCAAAGTTTCTTTGGTGTTTCACCTGTTCGTTTGTATGTGGGGAAAGATAAAATGAAATTGCATAGTATGCAAGTATTTTTATTGCGAGATAAGCAATTTATAGGGTAAAAAAAAGCCACCTAGTGGTGGCCGAGGAAGAGTATGCTGGCTTAATTGTGTCGCTTAAGGGTTTGCGACTGACTGATTAAGACCTTTCCAAAGACCATGAATCGGTGTTCGTTTTCGCTGGTGATTCCCCATTCACGGTAAATCTGGTTATCAGAAATTACCAACAGTTTGTCTGGGATCATTTGCAGTCGTTTAACGTATATTTTGTCGTCAAAACCAAAGACATAGATACCATCACCATCGAACTGATTGATGCTGATATCAACGAAGATTAGATCTCCAGGCTCAATGGTTGGACACATACTGTCCCCACGAACGTTGATGACTTTTATGTGATTGGCAGGTCGGCCGCCAAACATCGATAAAGCATTATCAGTTCTGTATTCGATAGCATGAATCACATCAATGACATCACCACCTTGGATAAGGCCATTTCCCGCACTGGCACTGACATCCAGCATTTCAATACGGAATACATCCTTCACCTGCACATCACCCTCACTAATACTGTTTTTATATACAGTATTATTTTTGAGCTCAGAGGTAAAGAGATCAGCAATTTCAACGTCTAAGCTCTTGGCTATATTGCCCAGGGCTTGCTCGGTAAATTGCTTCTGCTTACCTGTTTCAAGGCGTGAGATATTCGCCGAATCCACACCAATGGCTTCAGCTAGGTCGGCAATTTTCATGTTCTTCGCTTGGCGAAGTTGTCTAACTCGGTTTCCTATGCTCATGCGTTTATTACATTTCTTTATTGCGAGTTAAGCAAATCAACTTGCGCAATTCACTTGCGTAAAATAACATGCACATGGCGCAATAATTGGAGGGTGTATGCAATCACCATTACGAAATGTGCGTAAGGCGCATGGTTTTACATTACAGCATGTAGCTGAGTGTGTTCAGGTCAATCAGGCGACGTTAAGCCGTATTGAGAGACTGGAGCAGGTCCCATCCATCGATCTCGCGGAACGTCTTGCCAAATTTTTCAAGGGTGAAATTAGCGAAATGCAGATTCTCTACCCGGCTCGTTTTCAATCTAGTCAAAACCCGAGCGAGCTGAAACCACAGGAACAGGAGGTGAGCCGTGGGTAAACATCACTGGAAAGTAGAAAAACAGCCTGAGTGGTATGTGAAGGCTGTCAGGAAAACTATCGCAGCATTGCCGGGTGGGTACGCAGAAGCTGCTGACTGGCTGGATGTAACAGAGAACGCGCTATTCAACCGTCTTCGCGCTGATGGCGATCAGATTTTCCCGCTTGGCTGGGCAATGGTGTTACAGCGAGCCAGCGGCACTCACTACATCGCTGATGCTGTCGCACAGTCTGCTAATGGGGTGTTTGTATCACTTCCGGAAATTGAGGAGGTGGAGAACGCTGATATTAACCAACGTCTGCTGGAAGCCATCGAACAGGTTGGAAGCTACTCAAAGCAAATTCGTTTAGCAATCGAAGATGGGGTGGTGGAGCTTCATGAACGGATAGCCATCAACGATGAGCTTTTCCGGGCTATTACGAAGCTGCAGGAACACGCCACGCTGGTCTACAAGATTTTTTGTGCCCCAGAAAGTAATGACGCCCACGAGTGTGCAGCTCTGGGCGCCGTGGCGTGTCGTGACTGTGGAGAAACTAACGCATGAACAGTTTAACGGCAAATAACTTTGTGTCGCAACAGCTGGTGGTCGGCATGGCTGTACACCAGCTATTACGGCATGAATGCAGATTATCAAATGGCCAGGTCATTAGTAACCACAGAGGACGCGGCCAGGCTGTGGGCCAGAATCATCTCTATGGCCGCATCAATGACGCTGCGGCGCGTGCCCGTCTCATCAATCTATTACTGAACCCTTCCGAGGTAAGGGGACGCAAATGATCAGGAAGATTATTAACCGTTTCACCAGCCAGTATCGTGATTACCCTTGTGAAGGACAGTGGTATGCCTCCAGCCGTGGTCACATTCTGCGCGTCAGTCTTGTTGATACAGAGAGTCAGAAGGTGGTCTGTGAACTGTTGGGGCGTAATTACACCCTCAGCTATCCGCTCATTGCGTTTCTTTCCGGGAGGAACTTTAAACGTATTGGAGGTGCGGCATGAGCATGGAGCTGATGGTCAAAGCGATGAAAATTCGTGTGGGTAACCCATTGCGGAAACTTGTCCTGATTAAGCTGGCTGATAACGCCAGCGATCAGGGAGAGTGCTGGCCTAGCTACCAGCATATTGCCGATCAGTGTGAGATCAGCAAACGCTCGGTGATGAATCATATTGCGGCGCTTTGTGAGTCCGGGCTGGTAAAAAAGGTCACCCGGAAAGGTGACAAAGGTAACTCAAGTAATATCTATCGTCTGCATCTGGATGGTGCAGGAAATTCACTAGGGGGGAGTGCTAATAATTCACTACCTAGTGAAGCAAATTCACCAGGTAGTGCAGGACATTCACCAGGGGGTAGTGCAGGAGATTCACCCAGAATCAGTCACTCTTTTGAACCAGTCAATGAACCAGTCAATGAACCAAAAACTATTGGCGCATCTGCTGAGGCGTCTGCTCGGGCACGTTCAACACGGCTGGACTACTCGCCAGAGTTTGAGCTGGCATGGCAGTCATATCCCGCGCGTGCTGGTGGCAATTCAAAATGCGCAGCCTTCAAAGCCTGGAAAGCCCGCCTGAATGAAGGGGTAAATCCTGAAACCATGCTGGAAGGTGTGAAGCGTTACGCTGGCTGGGTATCTGCGACGGGTAGCAGCGGCACGCAATTCGTGAAACAGGCTGCCACGTTCTTTGGCCCTGACCGCCATTTTGAAGAGTCCTGGGTAGTTCCATCGGTGTCTGGTGCCAGAAGTGAAGATCTGTTTTTCAAATCCAGTTACGACAGCGTGGATTACAGCCAGGTCCCGGCAGGGTTCAGGGGGTGAGTATGAGTCTAATGGCAGATGTTCAAAAATTTATTGAGGAAAATCCGGGCTGCACTTCCAGCGACATCGCAAACGCTTTTGAAAGTTATCCGCGGCGGTGCATTTTGCAGACCGCAAGCAAGCTACGCCAGAGCGGGCGAGTGTCTCATAAGTGCCAGGGGGATATTCACAGGCATTTTGCTCTGGGGGAAGAGCCAGAGTTGGAACCCGCTGTTGAGACTAAACGCGGACGAGATTGCTATACCGGCACTAATGACCCACGGGTGATTTTGCGCCTGACCCGTAAGGCCGAAGAGCTTGAGTCGAAGGGGCTCTACCGACGCGCAGCAACGGTCTGGATGGAGGCATTCTGCGAGAGCCATTCTCAGCCGGAGCGAAATAAATTCCTGCAACGCCGTGAGCGGTGTTTACGTAAAAGCGAAAGATTCGCTGTGTCAGGTGAGGGATGGTATTTGTCGGGGAAGTATGTGGGGGCTGAATGACTGTGTTAACCCAACGCCAGAAGCAGGTGCTGGATATGCTGATTTCTTACCAGAAAGAGCGTGGCTTTCCACCAACCAATCAGGAACTCGCCACCATGCTGGGTTGCCGCTCGGTGAATGCTGCCGTGGAACAGCTCCGCGCACTGGAGAAAAAAGGCGTCATCACGATAAAGCGTGGTGTGGCGCGGAGAATAACGCTTCACACAACAGTGAAGGACAACGAAGCTGCCGGGATTATCCGCGCATTACTTGCCAACGAAGAGAACGCGAAATTACGTGCGATCCATTGGCTACATGAACGGGGAGTGACGGTATGAAACTGACTTTGCCATTTCCTCCCAGCGTGAACACTTACTGGCGGCATCCCAATAAAGGGCCGCTTGCAGGGAAAAGCCTGATCAGTGCGGCGGGGCGTAGATTTCAGAGCGAGGTGTGTGCAGCAATTATTGAACAGCTACGACGACTGCCGAAACCAACGGCGGTGCCAGCATCAGTAGAGATTGTATTGTTTCCTCCGGACAACCGAATCCGTGATTTGGACAACTATAACAAGGCGCTGTTTGACGCATTGACCCATGCAGGCGTGTGGGAAGACGACAGCCAGGTGAAAAGGATGCTGGTGGAGTGGGGGCCGGTTATCCCGAAGGGGAAAGTTGAGATCACCATCAACAAGTACGAAATAAAGGCGGGTGCAGCCGCCTGAGTAAGAGGAGAAACGAAGCATGAATCATTTGATGGTCATTGATGGTATTGAAGTTCGCCGCGATGTTCATGGACGCTATTGCCTGAATGATTTACATCGGGCTGGTGGTGGTGAAGAACGCCATAAACCGTCCAACTTCCTGCGGATGGATTCCACCCGAGAGCTTTGTATGGAAATTGACCGTTGCTCAGATATGAGCATCGGTTGTGTGGAAACTATCCGTGGTGGTTTTGGACAGGGGACTTATGTTTCCCGTGAATTGGTTTTTGCTTATGCAATGTGGATCAGTCCGTCTTTCCATTTGAAAGTTATCCGTACATTTGACCAGGTAACCCGCACACCAGACAAATTATCGGGTATGGCTGCCGATAAGATACAGGCGGGAGTAATTCTGCTGGGATTCATGCGCAAAGAATTAAACCTGTCCAACTCTTCGGTGCTGGGGGCGTGTCAGAAACTCCAGGAAGCAGTTGGCTTACCGAACCTGGCGCCTCAGTACGCCATTGATGCCCCAACAGGCGCGCTGGATGGCTCCAGCCGTCCAACCTTATCTTTGAGTGCATTGCTGAAACTGTATGGCATCCGAATGACGGCTAATCAGGCATATCACCAGTTGGCGAAGCTGGGGATCGTTGAACACCGCGAGCGTAGCAGCCGCACAGGAATCAACGGTATTAAAAAATTCTGGTCACTGACGGCGAAGGGCTGCATGTTCGGCAAGAACATCACCAGTCCGGTAAACCCGCGCGAGACGCAGCCGCATTTCTTCGAATCCAGATTCCCTGAGCTGCTGAAGCTAATCGATACCGTTCATTGAGGTGATTGTGAGAGCGTTACTGACCCCTGAAATTGCCCCTCGAATGGGGATCGTATTGTTCAGGCCGGGTTCAGAACTGATGTCCTTGTTTATGCAGGGGCGTGTCCTGCTTGAGCCTGAGCCGGAACGCTATTCATCCTTTGCCAGCGGTGCCGTTCCTGCGGTATCGCAACCGTTAGCGGATGATCCTGTTGTTGGCGATGTTTTCCGTAATGAGTCGGTAATTCGTCGTGCTGGTGGCATGGAAAGTCTTGAGAGCTGGCTACTTCGAGACAAGACATGTCAGTGGCAGCACTCTGACTGGCATAGTGAGCATCTGACAACGATGCGACATGCACCTGGTGCAATCCGCTTGTGCTGGCATTGTGACAACCTTTTACGCGAGCAGTACACGGAAAGGCTGGCGGCAATCGCTTCGGGTAATTGCGCTCGTTGGGTGCTGTCCGTTGTACGCCAGGATCTTGGTTTTGATGACCACCATGCCGTTACGTTTCCGGAGCTGTGCTGGTGGCTGGTTCGTAATGACCTGACTGATGCTTTGCCAGAAAGCGCTGCCCGTAAGGCGCTGAGAATGCCAACACCGGTGATTCAGTCGGTCACCCGTGAAAGCGACATAGTGCCATCAGTTCCGGCCACCAACATTATCCAGGATAAAGCCAGCAGGGTACTGGCATTGAAAGTTGATCCGGAGTCGCCTGAATCATTCATGTTACGTCCAAAACGTCACCGTTGGGTTAATGAGAAATACACTCGCTGGGTTAAGACGCAGCCGTGTGCATGTTGTGGAAAACCCGCCGATGATCCTCACCACCTGATAGGCCACGGTCAGGGAGGTATGGGAACAAAAGCGCATGATCTCTTTGTGTTGCCTTTGTGCAGAAAGCATCACGACGAGCTACATGCGGATACCGTGGCGTTTGAAGAGAAGTATGGCTCCCAACTGGAGCTGATATTTCGTTTTATCGATCGTGCGCTGGCAATTGGCGTGCTGGCGTAAGTGGGGAAGAATAATGCGTGATATACAGAAGGTTTTAGATTTATGGGGAGCCTGGGCTGCGAGTGATTCAAATCGCATTGACTATTCCTCAATTGCAGCTGGCTTTAAAGGTCTATTGCCTTATACAAGCAAAGCTCGCCCTCAATGTTGTGATGATGATGGACTGATTATTGAAAGTTGCCTGGCTAGGCTTCGTAAGAGGAGTCATTACGATTATGAACTGTTAGTGGCTCATTACGTTCTCAGAGTGTCCAAGAGGGGTATGGCGAAGCGACATAAAAAATGTGAAAAACAGATCCGAATAGAAATGCAATTAGCGGAAGGATTCATCGAGGGGTGTTTGTCTATGCTGGATCTCCGGCTGGAGATGGATCCGATTGTTTGTGTAGACAACCATAAAAAAAGCACTAGTGCGGTCCGCATTTTTTGATGTAAGGTGTTAAGAGTAGTTGTTATGCAGCTATTCTTAATCATTGAAAACAATTGCTTACAGCGAATGTGAGATGTTGGCAAAGGTCGCGCTGTTGTATAGGGGATGACGGAACGTAATTCCTGATTCTGGCATTCAGGATAAGCGTTCATATCAATATTCTGGATGCAAAAGCAATGCGTTGAGTCTTTTATATTTTGCCCCTGTTATCAGATAGGGGCCTCAGTACGCGATGATCTTTAGGCTAAATAAATAGCAGTATGGTCATTGCTATAGTACTGCATAAGCTCTTAAGACCAGTCAGCCAGTCGCTGAGATAGACAGTCTGATTCATGTAAACTCTCCTTGTTCTGAAGCTCTGCCTTATGATTACCAAAAGTAAAGGCGACATTTCAAGTCATGAGAGATAAACGTTCGCTGCCGAAGGACCTCTAAGGCCATTTATTCGACAAAACTCAACGCGTAACCCGGGAATGAGTGCTTCTGAATCGCGGAGGCTTAGTGCTGAAATGTGAAGCTGTACGTCTATGCGGCCATCGGAGGGGGTGATAAGACCTTTACCGCTTTTGCAGTCAAAGGTTTTGACAATTCCTGTCATTTTACGGGACAAACAAATTCCTTAATGTTGAAAACACGGTGCACTATACACGTGCTTAAAAATAACGCCAGAAATACTTCCTGGCTGTAAGGGGACCTGGACGGCTAAAATAAACATTGATTAATATGTATGCCCATGCGTTAATGATTGCGTCGGTTTGAAGAACAGACGTGTACAAGGTAGTTTATTAAAGCAGTTCTCATTTCAGGTATTATATATTTATCCCTTCTTTGAGTCTCTCCACTAAGCACGAAGTAGTTTCTGTAATAAAACCATCTATGCCGAAAGGCTCAAATTAAGGAATAAAAATATGTCTAATAAGATGACTGGTTTAGTAAAATGGTTTAATGCTGATAAGGGTTTCGGATTTATCTCTCCTGTTGATGGCAGCAAAGATGTGTTTGTTCATTTCTCTGCTATCCAGAGTGATAATTATCGCACCCTGTTTGAAGGACAAAAAGTAACATTCTCTATTGAAAATGGTGCTAAAGGTCCGGTTGCTGCCAACGTAGTCACCACAGAGTAAAAATCCAAAAATTTGTCTCTATGCGATAACGAAGAAGGCTAATGCCTGAGTAGTCATATTGACAGAAATAATGGATGTATTGTTGGGTCAGTTGAATCAAATTCTTACTGACCCGGCATTTCATGATAACGGTGAGCATATTTCAGCATATCTCCTGAAGGAGAAAGTATGCTGACCGTTGTTGTGACGTGCAACTTACTGCTCGATATAGTCGAACCAGCAGAAGCTGGCGGCTGGCCTTACAAAACGAGCGTAAGGGAGCGACTGTTCCGAAAAGTCACAATTGAAATTAATTAAATATGAAAACATTAAACCCGCATTCAGCGGGTTTTTTATTATCTTTAACAAGATAATCTCACATAATAGTTGTGGCTATTATGTGCGGGATAAAAACGTTAAATTTTATTATGCAGCGCTGAGGGTTGTCTGGAATACTTTATTACAATGAGGGCAGATTAACAGAGCACCTTTTTGTACTCTCGAAAAACTGTGTTCAGAATGTTGGGTGCAGTTCGGGCAGGCGCATTTGACAAGATAATTACGGCGTGATTTAGAGTCTTTACGTTCTGACATAGGCTTTTTCCTGAGTTAATGAACGTTCACATTACACTAATTTGTCGAAAATATCTTTAATTTATTGTTTGATTGATACAGATATCAGTTATTGGATTGAGATTGTACCCGTAAAATCGCCCTTTGGGCGTGTTTGTGAAGAGCCTCTCTAAGTATAGGTAATAGCGTCTGGGAGGATGTTGCAATGCGCCTGGATTGTGATGATTTGTGCGCTGAGGACTCAGACAACATACCTTGATTTTACTGGCATAAAAGACTTTTCTGACCCGCTTACTCGAGCGGGTTTTTTATTTCAGGCACCGGGATTCAACTCCAAACTTATTTTTTCCAAAAGAGCCCGGATGCCTGCTCCCCTTCAGTTACACAGCGCCATCCGAACGATCGGAGGTGAGGCTATGACCAGAATGAGCATCATATGCAGCGGGGTTTGAGTTGTGGCTTCTTGCACCGCAGTTTTTTTTGCTTCGATTTATACTATCGGTTTAGCCTTTTGGAGGTTTGTATGAAGGAAGGGTATTACTGGATTCAGCATGTAGGTGTTGTACAGGTAGCGTATTACACGAATGACACTGTAGATGACCTTGAAACGGGGAAAACGATCACAGGCGTCTGGCATCTGACCAGAGGCGATGACATTTGCCATAACGGTGAGGCTGAGGTTCTCGAAGGTCCTCTTACTCCACCAATGTAAACAACCTTATTCATTTTGAGGCTGCCATATGGCGGCCTTTTTTATTTCAGGCTCACGGGAATCATCCACTACGTGCTTTGTTGATAAATCCATCCCGTGAAGCTTGACCTCCTTCAATCACAGCGCCATCCGAACAATCGGAGGTGAGGCTATGGCCAGAATGAGCACTATATACAGCAGACTTTCATATGGAACAGGAACCACTCTAACAGGATGCGGTGTCTCGTCGAAGGCATACGCTGTTACAACAAAAGAGGTGTCCGGGATGTTGGCAGACAGAATAACGGATTTAAGCCTGAGTGATTGGGCGATTATCGTTGGTATTGCCTGCACTGTTATCACCTGCGTTGTGAACTGGTATTACCGACGCAAAGAAAGGGAGGATCGTCTCAATGGTTATGTCCCCGGCGCTGAGAAATAAGTTAAGCGCAGCTGTTGTTGGCCTCATCCTCGCAGGGGCATCGGCACAACAAATTCTCGATCAGTTCCTTGATGAGAAAGAAGGTAACAGCCTGACGGCTTACAAAGACGGCTCTGGTATCTGGACTATTTGCCGTGGTGCAACGATGGTAGACGGCAAGCCGGTAGTGCAGGGAATGAAACTGACTCAGGCTAAATGTGACCAGATAAATGCTATAGAACGAAACAAGGCGCTGGCATGGGTGGAGCGAAATATTAAAGTTCCACTGACCGAACCGCAGAAAGCAGGGATCGCATCATTCTGTCCGTACAATATTGGACCCGGTAAATGTTTTCCTTCCACATTCTACAAGCGCATCAATGCTGGCGACCGTAGAGGTGCATGCGAGGCGATCCGCTGGTGGATTAAAGATGGTGGTCGTGATTGCAGGTTAACCAAAGGCCAGAAAAATGGCTGTTATGGTCAGGTAATTCGTCGGGATCAGGAAAGCGCGCTGACGTGCTGGGGGATAGACCAGTGAATAAATTCGTTGCCGTTCTGTTGCTGGTAGTCGGTGCGTTTATCGCTGGAAACACATGGAGTGATCGGTTCTGGCAAAAGAAATGGGCTGACCGTGATAAAGAGGAATACTCCCGCGTGGCCAACGTGCAAACTGCCGTCCGCATGATTGAGCAGGGGCGGGTTATCGCCCGTGATGAGGTTGTAAAAGATGCACAAGAAAAAGCAGCGAGGGCTGCTGCCACTGCTGCTAGCTTGTCTGCCACTGTTAGTCAGCTGCGCACTGAAGCCACAAAACTTGCCACCCGCCTGGACGCCGCAAAACACACCGCAGATCTTGCCACTACCGTCAGAAGCAAAACAACCGACGCCACCGCCGGAATGTTTGCCGACATGCTCGGAGATATTGCAGCAGAAGCTAAACGGTATGCTGGAATCGCTGATGAACGCTACACAGCAGGAATGGCGTGCGAATTGATTTACGATTCAGTGAGAGAGTCAAACAACAATTTTCATGAAAAATAAGTATGGCTCGAGTTTTAAGATAATTTGCGGGAGCTCCTGACAAGCTAATAAAAAAAAGATATTGTGTCGTTGTTCTTTAAAGGAGTGAGGGAAACGATATGAAAAAGAAACTAGCGATTACCGCCTTGGCTTTGCTGCCTCTGATTGCCAGTGCAGAAGGTAATCCATATCTTTTCGATTTTGTGCAAGGCAAAGAAACCGGAAAAGCTTATCACGATCTGATTGGCAAAAGAAATCTACCTTCATGGGTAAAGAATGGCGGCACTAGCAGCCCGGCAAATGAAATAACAATTGGCGGGGTTAAGTATCTTGCCTTATCTGGTTGTAAGCCTCATAGCTGCTCTGAGCAATCAATAGCGATTCTATACTCCTTAGATAAGGGCGATATTCATGGTGTGTTCTCTGAATATGATATTACAACCAGTCGTCAAAGCCTTACCTGGATGAACCTTGATCCGATTGATTCGGGTGAAATGAGAAACATACTATTCAACAGGTTGAACGGCGACGTATCAACTACTAAGTAATTATCACTGTAAACCGCCCATCATTAGGAGTCAGTTCATGTGGGCGGTTTTATGTACTAATACATGGCACAGCACTATAGTGGCGTAACAACTACAGGCCGCTATCAGTGTAAGGGTAATAAAACCTCAACTCGCCATAGCGATTATAAATATGATCAAAGCCAGCAGAACAGCAACTGTAGATATTACATCTGATGTTTTTGCGGATGACTTTCGTTGATGTCGGGCTGTTTGCTGCACCAGGCGCTGGCCTTTACTACCTCTGGGCATCCATTTCATTTACTTTGTCCTCATAGCTATACATGACACTCATCTACGAACATCACTTAATTTGCCAATATTGAATATGATTGTGAACAACTCTTTGTACAAAATAGAAGAGGATAAGGCTGCTCTTATCAAAGAACTGCATGGGGCTATTACAGCACAACTTACAGGAGAAATGGACTGGGTGAGGACTCGGGCATTTTGGGCTGCGCGATTGCCAGGTATTCCATCAGAGTTGTTGGCTGAAGCCCTCGCTTCTGCAATAAACAAAGGTGCTGGGCTTTTGGCTTCTAAATAATAGTTCACCTTGTTTGTGTGGGTCCTCCCGGGAATTTGAAACACCGAGGGGACGTGGACACGCGGAAAACGGCTGGTTTTTTGTATTTTATCGGCATCATCATCTTTCTATTAACTTGTTGATATTTCAAATGTGAAATTATTCATGATGTCGATTTGGTTAAATATTGTTCATCATCATGGATAACGAACTGAAAAATCTTCGCCTCAACATTAATCAACTGGCAGCACTGACCGATCTGCATCGTCAGACCATCGCCAGCAGACTGAACAATATTGAGCCTGCCCCCGGAAGTAACTCCCGCCTAAAGCTTTATTCGGTTCTGGATATTCTCAGGGAATTACTGGGCAGAACGCCGACGCTGGAGCCGGTTGCCGTTGACAAAATGACGCCGCCGGATCGTAAGGCGTGGTTTCAGTCTGAGCGTGAGCGCCTCAAGTTTCAGCAGGAGACCGGAGAGCTTATCCCGGCCTCAGAAGTCAGTCGGGAATTTGCCTCGATGGCAAAAGCGGTTGTTCAGGTGTTGGAAACTCTGCCGGATATTCTTGAGCGTGACTGCGCAATGACACCATCAGCCGTCGTCAGGGTTCAAAAGGTTATTGATGACCTGCGGGATCAGATAGCCCTGAAGGTTGAGCAGGCAGATACGCCGGAACAGGAGGACAGTTCGACAGAAGAGGAGTAAGCCATGCGACAGGCCACGGCGGCAGAGGTCAGAAAGAATACCGCCGGGATCATAAAGGCACCGCGTCGGATGCCTGTTGCCGAGGCCGTGCATAAATATATGCGCGTTCCGGTGGGTGTCGGTAACTCCGTTGAATGGGATCCGCATCTTGCCCCCTATGTTGTGGAGCCGATGAACTGCCTGGCGTCACGCGAATATGATGCTGTCATATTTGTTGGTCCAGCGCGAACGGGTAAGACGATTGGCCTGATTGATGGCTGGGTGGTGTACAACGTGGTGTGTGATCCGTCGGATATGCTTATCGTCCAGATGACGGAAGAAAAAGCGCGTGAACACTCCAAAAAACGTCTGGCCAGGACATTTCGCGTCAGCCCGGAAGTGGCATGCAGGCTGAGCCCGTCGCGTAACGATAACAACGTCCATGACCGGACGTTTCTTGCAGGGAACTACCTCAAGATTGGCTGGCCCTCCGTCAACATCATGTCATCCTCGGATTTTAAATGCGTGGCGCTGACGGATTACGACAGATTTCCGGAAGATATTGACGGGGAAGGCGATGGCTTCTCGCTGGCCTCAAAACGCACCACCACCTTTATGTCTGCGGGCATGACGCTGGTGGAGAGTTCGCCAGGCCGGGAAATCACCAATACCAAATGGCGGCGAAAATCACCTCATGAAGCGCCACCCACCACCGGAATCCTGGCTTTATATAATCGCGGCGATCGCCGTCGCTGGTACTGGCCATGTCCGCATTGTGGGGATTACTTTCAACCAGCTATGGAGGCGATGACAGGTTACCGGGAGATTGCCGATCCGGTTAAAGCCAGTGAAGCTGCGCATATCGTCTGCCCGCACTGTAACGGGGTGATCACCGCCGATAAAAAACGGGAGCTTAACGGACGTGGTGTCTGGCTTCGTGAAGGTCAGCTAATTGATAAAACAGGGAGTATTACGGGTGATGCCCGACGCTCCCGAATTGCGTCATTTTGGATGGAGGGGCCCGCTGCGGCTTACCAGACCTGGGCGCAACTGGTTTACAAGTTACTGACGGCAGAACAGGACTATGAAACCACGGGCAGTGAAGAAACACTGAAAACGGTGATCAACACTGACTGGGGCCTGCCTTATCTTCCGCGTGCAGCAACCGAACAGCGACGGGCCGATGTGCTGATGCAGCGGGCGGAGGACTACGGTAAACGCCTGGTGCCGCCAAAGGTGCGTTTTCTGCTGGCATCGGTGGATGTGCAGGGCGGGAAGAAACGCCGTTTTGTAGTACAGATAATCGGTTACGGTGAGAACGGCGAACGCTGGTTAGTGGATCGCTATAACATTCGTCAGTCCCTGCGCTGTGATGAAAATGGCGAGGCGCTTCCGGTTCACCCTGGCTCTTACCCTGAGGACTGGCAGCTGTTGATCATGGATGTGCTGGAAAAAACGTATCCTCTCCAGTCAAATCCATTCCGGCGAATGCCTGTGCTGGCTATGGCAGTCGACAGCGGTGGTGAGGATGGCGTGACGGATAACGCGTATAAATTCTGGCGCAAATGCCGCCGCGATGGCCTGGGGAAACGGGTTTATCTGATAAAGGGGGACAGCACCCGACGCCAGAAACTGATCACCAGAACACACCCTGACAATACCGGACGAAGCGATCGCCGGGCTGATGCCCGTGGCGAAGTGCCGGTATATCTGTTGCAGACTGACCTGCTCAAAGATCAACTCAGCAATAACCTGGAGCGTGAAACACCGGGAGCCGGGTATATCCATTTTCCCGACTGGCTCGGGGAGTGGTTTTACGAGGAGTTGACGTATGAGGAGCGGGGAAGCGACGGAAAATGGCGCAAGCCAGGTAAAGGGAACAACGAAGCATTCGACCTGTTCTGCTATGCCCACGCCGTTGCCATTCTGCGCGGTTACGAAAAAATCCGTGACTGGGAGCAACCGCCAGCCTGGGCGGCATCTCAGGACACGAATCCGGACATTATTGACGGGGAACGCCCCGGGGAGATGGTAGTGAAAAAAACGATACCCGCTCGTTCATCTCCGGTTGCCGTCACTGAGCAGGCCAGCCCACTTTCTGGCGGCTGGCTGGGTGTCAGTGGCAACGGAGGCTGGCTATGACGAAATCTGAAATCCAGCAAATGTTGGTTACGGTTCGACAGGCTTACCGTGATTCTCTTGACGGGAAAAGCGTGTCTTTTACAGGCGTGAATGGTCGCGCCATTACCAATCATGATCCCGTCGCACTTCGTAAAGAGCTTGAATACTGGGAAAAACGCTGGCAGGCCGTCAATGGTCGCAGCAACACCTTCAAACTCGCTAACTTTTTGTAAGGTCATCCATGGGCATTTTCGACAGGGCACTTGGTGCTATTGCGCCAGGGTGGGCTGTTTCGCGCGCCAGAAACAAGATGCTTCTTCGGGCGTATGAGGCAGCGCACCCCTCCAGAGTGAACAAAACAAAACGTGAGAGTCGCTCGGCAGATACTGCGGTGGGTGTTGCTGGCGTGTCTCTGCGAGAGCAGGCGCGGGCACTGGATCAAGACCATGACATTGTGATCGGCCTGCTGGATAAGCTGGAAGAACGGGTCATTGGTGCCCAGGGAATCCAGGTGGAACCGCAACCGCTCGGCCTGGACGGTAAGCTGCATGAAGAATTTGCGGCAAAAATATCAGCACTTTGGTCCGAATGGTCGGTTCGTCCGGAGGTGACGGGGATGCTGACCCGTCCGGAAGCCGAGCGACTGGCGCTGCGTTCAGCACTGCGTGACGGGGAGATTTTCGCGCAGCTGGTGCGTGGCCCCGTTGCCGGACTGACATACGCAAGCAGTGTTCCGTTTTCACTGGAACTGCTGGAGGCTGATTTTGTACCGCTTAATCTGAACAGCACATCGGGACAGCAGATCCGCCAGGGGATTATCGTCAACGACTGGGGCCGCCCTGTTGGTTACCGGGTTTACAAATATCATCCGGCCAATATGACTCGCTTCAGCGCTGAATTGAAAACTGTTTCGGCAGAGAACATGTTGCACATTGCCCTGCGTAAGCGCCTTCACCAGTTACGCGGTGTAAGCCTGCTTCATGGGGTGATCCGTCGTCTGGGCGATATAAAGGATTACGAGGAGAGCGAACGTGTAGCGGCCCGTATTGCTGCTGCGCTGGGCTTCTATATTAAACGCGGTGATGCCGCCAGTTTTCCGGCGTATGAAGACTGGAAACCCTCAGAGAAAAAGTACCGTCACTTTGATATTGCGCCGGGCATGATTTTTGATGACCTGGGGCCGGGTGAAGATCTTGGCATGGTTGAGTCAAACCGCCCGAACGTTCATCTCCATGAGTTTCGCAATGGGCAGTTGCGGGCGGTCGCTGCCGGGAGTCGCGGCAGCTATTCCAGTATTGCCCGTGACTATAACGGGACCTACAGCGCACAGCGCCAGGAACTGGTGGAAAGTTACGAAGGCTATAACGTCTTGCAGCAATGGTTTGTGGGGCAGTTCAGCCGTCCGGTGTATCGCGCCTGGCTGGCGATGGCGCTGCTTAATATGGATATCCCTCCTGATATAGACAAAACCACACTTTTTAATGCGACCTATCTTGGTCCGGTAATGCCGTGGATTGATCCCGTCAAAGAGGCCGCAGCATGGCGGGCCATTTTGCGTGGTGGTGCCGGAACGGAAGCTGAGTGGATCCGTGCCCGTGGGCAGTCGCCGCAGGAGGTCAAACGCCAGCGTATGCGTGAAACCGAATTTAACCGACAAAACGGGCTGGTGTTCGATTCCGACGCCGCCAACGATAAAGGAGTGCTCCCTGATGCAGCAAATGATAAGCCCGCCCCGTCGCGGGATGATGATTAATCCCCGCGCCAGCCTTGCGGGTGTCGATGCCGCAAACGGTCAGTGCTGGTACGAAATCCGTGCGCAGGCGACCGGGCGGGTGGAAATTTTCCTCTATGACGTGATTGGTGGGTGGGGTATCACTGCGCAGCAGTTTGTTGCCGACTGTAAGGATGCGGGGGTGTTTGAGGCCAGCGCCATTGATCTGCATATCCACAGTCCGGGCGGTGATGTGATGCAGGGCTTTGCCATTTTTAACACGTTGGCACGCCTGAAAGCGAAGGTGGATATCTGGGTGGATGGTGTTGCCGCCAGCATGGCTTCAATGATTGTCTGCCTTCCGGGGGCAACGGTACATATGCCGGAAAACGCCTGGATCATGGTGCACAAGCCTTGGGGCGGGATCTCCGGAGATTCCGATGATATGCGTGATTATGCAGACTGGCTGGATCGCAATGAGGCACTGATGCTGTCGGCCTACATGAACAAAACTGGGCTGGGACAAGAGGAGCTGGAAGCAATGCTGAAAGCGGAAACCTGGCTCAGCGGCGCTGAGGCCGTGGAAAAAGGCTTTGCAGATTCCCTTGAACCTGAATTACAGGCTGCGGCTTGTGTGAATCAAAATAAACTGAAGGATTACCAGAATATGCCAAAACAGGTTAACGCTCTTTTTGCTCCGCGTGCAGAAACACCGGCCACTCCACAGCTGGATATCCAGCCTCCGGCACCGCAGATGCCTCAGGCCGCATCGCAGCCTGGTTCAGTCGATATTGCGGCACTAGCCACTCAGTTGCAGCAGCAGATGCAGGTCGCCAATGCGGAGCGTGTAAGTGCTGTCTCTGCCGTGTTTGACGCATTTCCGACATTTGCCTCGCTGAAAGCGGAGTGTCTGAGCGATTTCACCTGCTCGGCTGAAAAGGCGCGTGACCGACTGCTGCAGGCGCTGGCGGCGGGCACCACGCCCTGTGCAGGGCCGGGAGCAGCATACATTTATGCGGGCAATGGCAATCTGGTGGGCGATTCCATCCGTGCGTCAGTGATGGCCCGGGCCGGGTATGTCGAAGCAGAGAAAGACAATGCTTATAACGGCTATACGTTGCGCGAACTGGCACGTGCATCATTGGTTGATCGCGGCATCGGTATTTCCGGGCATTCCGCGCCGATGGCAATGGTGGGGCTGGCATTCACCCACAGTAGCAGTGATTTTGGCAATATCTTGATGGATGTGGCCCATAAAGCGGCGCTGCAGGGCTGGGACAGCGCCAGTGAAACCTTTGATCAATGGACCCGCAAAGGTACGCTGTCAGATTTTAAAACTGCGCATCGTGTGGGGCTGGAAGCCTTTCCGACACTGCGACAGGTGCATCCGGGTGCTGAATATAAGTATGTGACCCTTAAAGATCGCGGTGAACCCATCGCGCTGGCCACGTATGGCGAGCTGTTCAGTATTGACCGCCAGACCATCATCAACGATGACCTGGATATGCTGACCCGTATTCCGATGGCTATGGGGGCCGCAGCGCGTACTACGGTGGGCGATCTTGTCTGGGCCGTGCTGACCAGCAACCCGAAAATGGCCGACGGTAAGCCGCTTTTCCATGCCGATCACGGCAACCTTGTGACCGCAGACCTGTCCGTTGAAGGGCTGGATGCGGGGCGCAAGGCCATGTTGCTGCAAAAGTCTGGTAGCCGCCGCCTGAACATTCGTCCGGCCTTTATGCTGACACCTGTCGCCATTGAATCGCGAGCGAATCAGTTAATTAAGTCTGCCAGCGTGCCGGGGGCAGATGCCAACAGTGGGATCGTCAACCCGATCCAGAACTTTGCCACCGTTCTGTCAGAAGCTCGTCTGGATGACAGCAGCCCGACCGATTATTACCTGGTGGCAGAACAAGGCCGTGACACGATCGAAGTGGCTTACCTTGACGGTATTGATACCCCGTATCTGGAACAGCAGCAGGGCTTTACCGTTGATGGGGCGGCATTCAAGGTTCGCATCGATGCCGGGGTGGCGCCGCTTGACTGGCGCGGCATGGTCAAAGTTAAAAAACAGTAATTCACCGCCGCATCAGGCGGTTTTTTTATTCAGGTGACACCGCCGGGTGTCGCCTATACCGGAGGTGAAAATGTCAAAAAACTATGTTCAGGACGGAACGACCGTTGAGTGGGTGAACGACAGCGGAAAAACCGTCGTATCCGGGGAACTGGTCGTCAAAGACAATCTGGTCGGGGTGGCTCATGCGGATATTTCGCAGGGGAGCACTGGTGCTCTGCATACCACGGGGATTTTTGCATTACCCAAAGAGGCCGAGGAACTGACGCAGGGTAAACGAGTATATCTCAAGTCTGATACTGCCACGTTAACAGCAACAGAATCAGGTAATGCGCTGGTGGGCACCGTATGGGCAGCCGCAGAGACCAGCGACGCCACCGTGTGTGTTCGCCTGGGTTACTGATGCGCAACTTTCATGAACGGCTGATGCGGGCAGATGCCCGCATAACGAGACTCTTTGCTGAAGCATGTCCGGCAGTGCTTCACATCGGTAATGAATGCCGTCCGGTGAATGTAATTTTTGAAACGCCGGATGCACCGGTCAACGTACCGGGCGGTGGGGAAATCAGCAATCACGCCCCGGCCTTCAGTGCCATGACGGCGGATATTGCCGGGTTGTCAAAGCATGATGAGGTTGTGGTGAACAATGTTCGTTACCGGGTGACACATGTCGGTGTGAACGAAGCCGGACGTACCCGTGTCACGTTGGCCTATGGCGCACCGGGAAACGTCCAGCCGTCGATTGAACAATGGAGCTGATATGGCGCGAGGATCCAGACTGCGACGGGATTTACCTGTCGATATTGATGTGGATGCTATCTGGCAGATTGCGGACAGTATCGGTGCCACACAAAAACAGTTTCGGGCGGCTTACTCCCGGGCGCTCAGGCGAACCGCTGCGACACTGCGCAAAAAAACGCTGGCTGATCTGAAAGACGGGCTGGCCCCGCGAAGTATCGGACTGGTGCGTCGTCGTCTGCTCTTTTTTCGCCTCGACAGAGGTTCCCGACTGGATAACTTCAGGCTCTGGTTCGGTCTCAACGCCATTAAGGTGAAAGACCTGAAAGGGCGCATTAACGGACGGTTACGTCCGCACCATACCCTGCGGGATAAATCTACGGGGCGCTTTATCAAAGCGCGGCGACAGACGAAAAATGCCGGGTTTACGCCTAAAGGTAGCCTGCTTTCGGCACTGATCTTCGAAAACGGGGAAGTCGCCCGCTCAAAACGTGAGAACCGACGAACGGTGGTCATTCGTGATCCGCATACCCGCCGTACCCGGGAAGCGGAGGTGGATATTTACGAACCGATGCTGAATTACATAGAAGACAACGCCTTTGCCGAGGCGATGGAAATTTTCATGCACCATTTTGAAATGGATATCCGAGGGCGTGTGAAAGCCCGGGTATCTGTATGAGGTCGTCACAATGGCTGAACCTTTATCTCTGGCGCGATACCACGAGGCGGTTATCAGTACGCTGAAAAAGATAACGTGGGTACGTGACGCTGGAGCTTATCCTGAAAAAAATATCCCTCGTTTCACCGGGCTGGTGACACCCGCCGTGTATTTCACCATTAACAGCTGGGAGCAGAACGGCGGCAACGAGGGGCAACTCAATGTTGAACTTTCGTGTGATCTTTTTGTGGTGGTCGATGCAGCGTCCGGTCTCAGTTGCCCGGAAATCTTCCTGCGAACAGCGGCGGCAGATATTACACAGTGGATTGACGGGCAGCAGTTTGGCCTGACACACATTTCACCCGCCGTATTCACGGCTGCCGAGCGTGATGAATTTGATCCACGTATGGATGACTATCTGGTGTGGCGGGTGTCGTTTACCCAGAGTGCGGCTTTCGGCGTGGATCCGTTCGCCAGAACCGGTATGCCGCTGAATCAGGTGTGGCTGGGCGCTGTACCGGATACGGGGCGTCAGCATGTGGATGACTACCACCTTATCTGGGAGGTGAGTACTGATGAATGATATTGCGGGGGATTTACAGCGCAGGCTGGCGAATCTGGTACGGCGCGGTGTGATTCATTCTGTTCGGCATGACGGCATCCCCAAATGCCGGGTTGATCTCGGGGATATCGTCACCACCTGGCTGCCGTTATGTCAGGGCTTTTCCGGAGCAAACCGAGCTGACTCAAATCCTTATGCCGTCGGTGATGCTGTGACGGTGTTGTCGGAGGCCGGTGAGTTAAATAACGGGCGTGTTTTCCCCGGCTGGAACACGGGAAAACTGCCCGTACCGGAAGGCACTGACAGTGAGCACATCACCCGATACAGCGACGGAACAGAGATTCGTTATGACAGGGAGGCGCATGCTCTGACGATCACGTTGACGGGTGGTGGCTCTTACAAAATTGTGGGGAAAGGAACACTGGATGGTCCGGTTGAAGTCACGGACACCCTGACAGTACAGGGGAAAACCCAAATTAATGCTGACACAATCGTGAAGGGCAACATTGGTGCCTCGCAGGAGATCACGGATAAAACCGGCAGCATGAGTGGGATCCGGCAAACATTTAATACCCACGACCACCCCGGAGACAGTGGCGGGACCACGAAGAAACCTAATCAGAAAATGTGACCTGCTGCGGCAGGTTTTTTTATGCCTGGAGAAAAACATGTCTCAGTTACATGGTGTTGAAACAATCGAACTGACCTCGGGAAGCGTGGCGGTTACAACGATCCAGACCGCCATTATTGGTCTGGTGGGGACTGCGCCGGATGCCTCTGCCGGGAGTGCAGCAACTGTCACTACCGGGACACCGATTCTGGATAATGTCCTGAATTTCAGAGCAAAGGTCGCGGGCAAGGCTGGCAATATTATCCAAGTGGATGCAGTGGCAGCGGTACCGGAAACGGAGAGTCCGCAGGCCGTTAACACATCGGCCTCTTGGGATGATTCTGAGCGGAAACTAACAGTGATTCTGGGGTGTGATGAACATGGCGTGATAACGGCCCGACCCACTGATGTGGCCAGTGTCGTCAATGTGCTGGATGGGGGCAAAGTGGAGATCGAAGGTAGTGGTGACGGTCTGGTGGCCCCGTTCAGTGTAAAACTGGAAGGGGGCGAAGATGAGCCTTTTCCGTTGAATACGCCAGTGGCTGTGGCTGGCACCGCATTGATTAACCGACTGGGTGATAGTGGGACACTCAAACAGGCACTAACGGACATCAACGATCAACGTAATGCGCTGACGGTAGTGGTGCGGGTGGCTGATGAAACTGACGAAGCGAAAAAACGCGCCGCAGTTTTGAAAGGAATTGGGCTTCTGTCATCAGCAAAATCCGTTACCACGTATCAGCCGCGTATCGTGATTGCACCGGGATTCAGTGAAGATGATGCGGTTGGTAAGGCACTGGAAACTGTGGCCGGAAAATTACGCGCTGTGGCTTATGTTGATTGTGCTTCCGGTGCTTCGCTTCAGGATGTGGTCCAGCGCCGTCAGTCCTATGGTGCCCGCACCGAACTGTTGCGTCCGCGTGTTCAGGTCAGTAATGCCGAAGGGCAGTTGGTTTATCGTCCGTACTCCGCGTTTGCTGCCGGTCTGCGGGCCCGGATTGACTATGAAAAAGGCTGGTGGTGGAGTAAATCGAATCAGGATATCAACAATATCCTCGGTGTGGAGCAGATCGACGAGTTTATTCTCGGGGATGAAAACTGCGATGCAAACCTGCTCAATATGCAGAACGTGTCCACCATCATCCGTCGTGCGGGCTTTAAACACTGGGGAAACCGTCTGTGTGCAACAGATCCGCAGTGGCGCTTTGAATCCGTGCGACGCACGGCAGATGTTATCGAGGATAGTATCCAGGAAACCATGCTGGAGTATGTTGACCGTCCACTGGATCGGGAAAATGCCGATGACATTATCGGCACCATTAATGCCTACATGCGACAACTGGTTGGGCTGGGTGCCATCTTCGGCGGTCGTGCCTGGCTGGACGAAGAACTGAATTCAGCAGAGAGCATGGCGGCAGGTGCCCTGTATATCAACTATGACTTTGGGCCGAAATCGCCGACAGAACTTATCAGCCTGCGCGTTCGGGTGAATAACAAATATGCGATTGAGGAGATGCTGGCAGCATGAGCGATAAAAATACACTACGCGCCTGGACCTTCTTTCGGCAAGGGATCCGTATTCAGGGGGCGCATGAGTTTACGCCGCCGTCGCTGACTGTCGTGAAAACAGACCTGCGAACGGGTGCCCAGGATGCGCCAACACCCGTTGATGACGGGATGGAAGCGCTGACCTGTCAGGTGAAATTTTACGGTCTGGATACGGATATGCTGGCCAGCTTCGGTTTTGTCAGTGGAAGCCGTTCCCGCTTTACGGCCTATCAGGGATATCTCGGTAACGGCACTGCACGCGGCACCGTTGAGGAGATTGAGGGATTTGTTCAGGCCGTTACACCGGATGCACGGGGCAAGGACAATCTTTCTGAAAATGCCATCACGGTCGATATTGCTGTCAGTTATTACCGACAGACGCTGGAAGGGCGCGAGCTGTTTGCCATTGATACCGAGCGTTTTTCCCGCCGCGTGAATGGAGTCGATTTGCTTTCCGGACTGGCAGCAAAAGTTCGTCTCTGATTTTCCCTTTTCTTCGACTGACTGACGGCCTGCGGGCCGTTTTTTCATGGAGGTGATTATGCCTTTTCCCGGTGAAACCCGTGTTATCAGACTATTTTCCCCTGTCACCCTCGACGGTGGCGTTGTCCTTGACGAAGTAACGATGCGTGAGCCGCTGGTGCGTGACCGTATTGCTCATGCAAAAGATCGTGGCAACGAAGAAGAAAAAGAAGCCCGGATGATTGCGCTGTTGTGCAACCTCAGTGAAAAGGATGTCTGGCAACTGACGGCTGCAGACTATGCGCAATTACTGGATGCCTTCAATGTTTTTATGCTTCCGCCCGCGAAACGTCCGAAAGACATCTCCTCCGGGCGATAAGACTCCTGGGACGGCGACTGCATTTTCCGATGTCGGACTATCTGGATATGCCGTTCAGTACTTTCTCTGATTTTCTCACTGATGAACTGGAGATGATGAATCGTGGGCGGAATAGGCCAGAATCTTAAAGCCGTTATCACGTTTGGCGGCAACCTGGACAGTTCATGGAAGCGTTCGGCTGAGGGCTTGCAACAGTGCCTGAAAGATGTCGGGAAACGCTCAGAACGGCTGACAAAGGACCAGACTAAACTGGCTGCCGAAATTAAACGTGCGAAACTGGCGGGCGAAAGTCTGGGGGATTTGAAACGCCGTTATAGCGAAGTCTCCAGGGAGATCCGGAAGACCGGGGCGGAACAGCAGAAACTGAATGCCCAGATACAAAAAACGCAGCGGATTGAGGCATTCAAAGGAGCCGGAAAGGGATTATTCCGGCGAGGGATGGGGATTGCTGGACAGGTCGGTGGCATGTTTGGCACTGGGCTGGCGTTCGGTGGTGGTGGGGTGGTTGCCTCAGCGCTCGGTACGCTTATCGCGCCAGCGGCAACGAATGCCGAAACCGCCACCCGCGCCAGTGTGGCGAAAAGCTATGGCGTGGATGTAGCCACTTTTAATGCCTGGGATTCGCTGGCTCGACAGTACGATATGAATGCCGAAAACATCGGTGACCTTTTTGAAGAGTATCTGCACAAAGCGGGTGAGTATAAACAGAACGGGAAACAGGGTTCACTTCAGGATGCCTTTGAAACGCTCGGTTTTAAGACGGGTGATTTTGCCGGGCTCAGTGATATGGCTCAGTTCGATAAAATCGTTGAGCGTGCACTCAGCCTCCAGGATGAGGCGAAAGCGTCTTTTGCGCTGGATTCTCTTTTTGGGGGGGAAGCCAGTAAGTTACTGATGTTGATCAAACAGTCAGGTAGAAGCTACCGGGAACTAATGGATGAGCAACGGCGTTATAACCTTGTGACCCGTGAGGGCGCCGAGGGAGCCATTGCCGGTAATCAGGCCATCAGCAATCTGCGAACGGTGTTCTCTTCGGCGGTTGCGGAAATTTCCGGGCAACTGGGTAATGAACTGGCTCCCGATATCCGGCGGTTAACGGACGATCTGTCTGACTGGTTCAAAGGTGGTGGCGTCAAACGTATAGTCACTTTCCTGCGTAACGATCTTTATCCAGGGGTGTTGTCCTTCGGCCAGGGCGTAGTTTTTGTCGGCAAAATTGTGTATGCGCTGGCTAAAAAACTGGCCTGGCTGTTGCCGGATGAACGGGAAGATCAGCGCGATGTCCTGCAGGCGCTAGCCAGAAATGGTTCCGTCGACATCGCCAGATTGACAGCGCAGCGAAACGGACAGGGTGAATGGTTTGAACAGCAGTTAAAAGCACATCCAGAATTACCGGAAAAAGTTAAGCAGTCCTGGACATCGACTCGTGGTTATTTTGGTTTTGACTCGGATGATGAAGCCTTTAACCAGTCTGTTGAACAATATCTGACCCCGAAAAGTAACGAAACGTTATTAAACTGGAACGCCACTTTGCAGCAAAACCGTGAAGGCATCACAGAGCATGATTCGGCAACAAAAAACAGCGCAGGGGCATGGGGCAATTATGCGTTGTTAGTATCGCCTGATGCAGTTTATCCAGAGATTACGCTTCCTTCACCGCAACAGAAAGTCACGGCTCCGCGTTCTGTCAAACCACAAGAAGATAATACAGGCGGTTACTGGGAAACCCTGCTGCAGAAAATGGACGAACTGGATAAACAGTTCCCTTCCAGGCAGATTATCGATAATAGGAAGTTTGATTATCACTTCGAAATTAATGCTGCACCTGGGCAGGATGAGAAAGCCATTGCAGATAAGCTGACCTCTGTAACCAGAAACCATTCTGCTTTTAACGGTGATAACAGTCTAACCGATGGGGGGCTTGTCTGGTGAATGACTTCACGCCTTTGATTGATGAGTTCGGCCTGCAAAAAGCAGGCGCCTTGCGTTCGGTCGAAACGGTCCGAGTCATGATGATGCTGGGCAATTTTGCTTTTTCGATTGATACAACGGCCTATAACCAGTTAACCCGCGAAGCGACCTGGCGCTGGAGCGAACAGGAGCGCATTGGTAAACAGGATCTTCTCCAGTACACCGGAAAGCCAGGGCGCACTGTCAGGCTTGAAGGTCAGTCGCATGCCTTTTTTCGTAAAGGTGTGGACCCCGTCAATGACTTGTTTGTGCTTGCCGACCAAGCGAAGCCGCAGCAACTGGTCAGCGGGGAAGGGGATGTTCTGGGATGGTGGGTAGTGATTGATTTTACCGACACAACGAACCGTTTCCTGCCGGGTGGCGGTCATCGCAATAAAAACTGGACCATGACGCTGAAACACTATGCCGACGATATATCAAACCCGTGATGGTGATGTGCTGGACGCCATTTGCGCTACTCATTATGGAACTGAATCACTCTCTTATTCTGTAATACAGGTTCTGGAGGCAAATCAGGGGCTGGCGGATTACGGGGCAGTTTATCCTTCAGGTCTGCTTATCACCCTGCCTGATCTGGCACCGCCCGTTGAGGACTCACCTTTTAGTTTGTGGGATTAATATGGCTAATCAGATTACATCGCCTGAATATGGACCGGCATTCAGCATAAAGGCAGAAGGTAAGGATATTACCCGGACGCTGCAACAGTGCCTTTCTGAGCTGATACTGACGGATTATGGAGGGGCGATGGCGAAAGCCGATGAACTGAAAATCACACTGATTTCTGAAACGCTGGCACTTCCTTCAAAAGGAGCCAGGCTTCAGGTCGCTCTGGGGTTTAATGATCAACTTGTAGATAAAGGCTGGTTTGTTGTCAGCGGAGTTGCCAGTAGTGGACCGCCAAGACGCATTGAGATTTATGCTACTGCTGCGCCGATGAATGCCCAGAAGCAACCTGGTGACGTTACAAGCCAGAAAACGAGAAGCTGGGATAATCTTCGCCTTGAGGATCTTGTCAAGACAGTGGCCGTAGATAACGGGCTTATTCCTCGAGTGGCTGATGTACTGAAAGATATTCACATCAGCCATGTCGATCAGGTGGCAGAATCTGATGCCAATCTGCTCTCGAGGCTGGCCCGGACCTATAATGCTGTGAGTAAACCGTCAGGTGGTTACTGGCTCTTTTTACAGCAGGGGGCTACTACAACGGCTTCTGGGAAACAGACTCGCAGGATCACCATTACACCGGAAGATGTCTCTGAGTGGTCATACAGTGAGGGGCAACGTGGCAGCTCCACGGGCAAAGCTACCGGAAGAGAAGGCAAGTCAAAAGAGAAAATAGGTGTTCGTTATTACGACGAAATGGATGGAAAGACAAAAACCGCCTCCGTCGAACACGATGGCCCGGCAATGACGAATCCATACACTCAGTCTGAGAAAAATACTGCTGAACAGCAGGCAAAAGCCAGAAAGACACTGGCAAAGCGGAACGAACAGAAAATGACGGTTACAGGGCCATGCCGACCGAAGCATGTTCTGCTGACTGCTGAATCGGGTGTTACCACCTCTGGTTTTGGTTCCCGTGAGGACAGGACCTGGGTGGTTGAATCTCTGGCTTTTTCCCTGACACCTTCCGGATTCAGTTATACCTACAATCTGGTAGTCGATGTCCGTAAGCCCGTAACATCTTTAAAAAAATCGGAAAAGCAGGATAAAACGGGGCCTGCTTACTTCGGTTAACCCTTCCTCCATCCAGCGATTTAGCAACGGAAGTTATCATGAACGGTGTAAACAACCGGACTGGCAAATGCCTGTCTGGCGTAGACCATTTGCGCCAGTCCGTAAGCGACATTCTTAGCACCCCCGTCGGAAGCCGTGTTCTCGTGCGTGATTATGGCAGTGAACTGTTTTCGCTGTTGGACAACCCCAGGGATGAGTCTACCCGCCTGCGGATGATTGCCGCGTCAGCGACAGCACTGGCCCGTTGGGAACCCCGGCTGAAAGTGACGCGCGTGCTTGTCTCTTTTCCGGAAGGAGAGTCTGGCTGTGTTGTGAATATCGAGGGGATCAACAAGGAAACCAATTTACCTGTTAAAACGGGGGACATAACGATTTATGGCAAGTAGCTATGACGTAATTAACCTGTCCGAACTCGCTGTGCCGGATGCCATTGTGGTACCTGATGCGGCAGAGATTTTCTCCCGCTGGCTGGCGCGTTTGCGTGAGTTGGATAAGCAGTTTGATGCGCTGGTGGAGTCTGATCCGACATTTAAACAGGGGGAGGTGAATGCCTACCAGCTGACGCTGGCTTTTCAGCGGGTTAATGATGCAGTACGAGCGGTATTTCTGGCGAGCGCCAGAGACGCTGACCTTGATCAGATAGGCGCGGCGTTCAACGTTAGGCGACAGATTATTAAACCCGGTGAGCCAGATGCGGTCCCACCAATAGAGCCGCTACTGGAAGATGATGACGCATTTCGTGAGCGTATCCAGCTTTCGTGGGCACAGCTGAATACCGCTGGCGCACGAAACTCTTACCGCTTTCATGCCAAACCAGCTGATACCGATGTGTTGGATGCGGATGCTTATGGGCCGGAAACGCACAATCGACCGGGTTATGTTGATGTGTATGTTCTCTCCCGGACGGGGGACGGAACGGCAGGGCAGCAGTTGCTGGGTAAGGTAAACAGCACACTGAATGCCGATGAGATTCGTCCGCTAACTGATTTTGTGACAGTGAAAAGCGCCACAATTGCAAATTATGCTGTAACAGCAGAGCTGGAAATCCCAGAGGGGCCGGATGCGCAGGCGGTTCTGAACAACGCAATTAATGCTTTACGTGCATATACCCTGCTGTCCCATCGGATTAAAGCTGTAGTGCCGTTATCCGCAATTTATGCCTCGTTACAGCAAGCTGGAGTGGTTCGGGTAAGGCTCATTTCCCCGGTAGCGGATATTGAAGCGGAAGCTGGTAAGGCGCCGTGGTGTACCGCCATAAATGTCACACGCAGGGGGGTAAGCAGCAATGGTGGGTAAATTTAGATCCCTGCTGCCTCCAGGCGCATTCCCCGAAGAGCGAGCTCAGGAGCAGGCCGGTGCGGAGCAAATCGAGACCCTTGATACCAACATGGTGCGCAAAGCAAGAAATCCGGACACTTGTCCGGCACACCTTCTCCCGTGGCTTGCCTGGGAGCATGCCGTTGATTTCTGGGATGACAACTGGACAGAGACGCAAAAGAGGCAGGTGATAAAAGATGCTGCATATGTTCATCAACACAGGGGCACTGCCGGGGCAGTAAGGCGTTCGCTGGCCTCCGTAAACCTTCCCACAACAGTTGTGGAGTGGTGGGAGGAAACACCGCATGCAGCGCCGTATACCTTTCGGATAGAGGTGCAAAGTAGCCAGGGCGTGAGTGACGCCCTCTATCATCAGATCCGTCAACTTACTGACCGGGCAAAAAATCTGCGCAGCTATCTGAGTAAAATTGATGTGCTGGCGAATGTCGGGATGGACGGAGCTATTTATATTGCGGGGGCGACCACAGCGCATATAGACGTGGACATATTTACCGGGGAATCTCATGGCTGATTATTATTCTATTATCACCAACCGGGGCAAGGAACTGGAGGCTGAAGCCATTGCCAGTGGTCGCTGGATTGTACTTACGCAGTTTGTGGTCGGTGACAGTAATGGTAAACAGGTGCAACCCGATCCGGCACAAATACGGCTGATTAATGAAACATATCGGGGGGATATTGCGGATCTGGTTGTGTCCCCCGAACAGTCCACACAGTTGATGGCGAAAATAGTTTTGCCGACAGATGTGGGCGGTTTTACTGTCCGTGAAGTTGGCCTGATGACTGATGCCGGGGAGCTTTATGCAGTGGCAAACTGCCCGGCGATCGATAAGCCTGTTGGTGGCGTCAGCGTTAATATGCAGTTCCGCCTCGCGGTATCTGATACCTCAAATATTACGCTGAATGTTGCAACAGGCGATGGGTTATTCCTGCGCATTGACCAAAACCTGAAAGAGATAAAAGCGCGGGGCGCGGAAGCACAAAAAACATCGCGTGAATCCATTGGTGTCCTCGATGGCACGACACAACAAAGGGGGCTGGTTCAACTTAACAGCGCTGTGAACAGCACCAGTGAAACGCAGGCTGCAACCCCTGCGGCAGTTAAGATCGCAATGGATAATGCGAATGCGCGACTGGCTAAAGACCGGAACGGCGCTGATATCCCAAACCCTCCTTTGTTTGTTCAGAATATCGGTTTACAGCAAACGGTTAATAAGGCAGCTGGCGCGTTGCAAAAAGACCAGAATGGTGCGGATATTCCCGACAAAATATCATTTTTACGCAATGTCGGAGCTATACCATTAAATCCCCATGGGACAATTGGTAACAATGGTAGGATGGCATCCGCCGCGACGCCGGGATGGTGGGTGGTCTCTGTTTCAGATACTGCCACTGTAGCCGATTTCCCCATGACTCCTGATGGTAGCAAACTGTATGGCTACGGTTTCTTGTTCGTAGGGCGAACAGGGGATGCATGGGTACAGCAATATTTCTCACATAACGGAACGAGCGCTACCCGTCAAACATGGAATGGCGATATGTCTGAAAGTGTGTCGTGGGTGATTGACTACACCACAGCATATAAGCCGACTGCCGGTGATGTAGGAGCGCTGCCTATTGCTGGTGGCACGATCAATGGCAGTCTGGGTATCGGAACACCGAATGCCCTCGGCGGCCACTCAATTGTTTTGGGCGATAACGACACTGGTCTTAAGCAGAACGGTGACGGTATTTTGGATGTGTATACCAACAATGCCCATGTTTTCCGTTTCGCCAATGGAGTGAATAACAGTATCCAGCCTTTAAGGTCTGAGTCGTACATCAGTGCCAAAGGTGGTGTGTATGAGTTTAATGGTAGCCAGGATGTCAGAGTTTACTCGCCGCATAACCCACCACCGGCTACTGACTTATCAGCTTACGCGACCATGAGCTGGGTGTTGCAGAACTTTGTCCAGAATATTGATCTGACCGCGCCTACTGAATTTCAGTTTTGGGACGGGCGAGGTTATATGCGACCGACTGATGGTGCTGCTATGTACAACTTTTCAATGGTGGGTGGTTCCAGCAACGTCGGCTGGATTCAGATCCGCTATACAAGAAAATTGGTTAATAACACCTGGTATGTACTTAATTAAGGCCATAAGGAATAAGCATGCAGAGTTTCGGTAAATTTACCCCTTATATACCTGACGATCCCAATAAGCCTAAAAATATAGACGGTCAGAGCGTCATGTATTTGCAGGATGAAAAAGGTAATGACTGGTATGAAATTAGAGGGTTATTTGACGAATCAACCACACTGAAAATTGGCTATGACGATGATGGCCGGGTGAGAACCTTTACGACAGATGTTAATGCGTTTTTTCCGGTTAATCTGAGTGCGGTTGAAGTTCCTGCTACAGAAGAGAACCTCCGTGTGACCTTGGGCGATGACTGGTTTTATAAAGACGGAAAATTACAGCAAATTCGGGATTACCAGTCTATCGCAGCTGCGGAACGTGACAGACGTATGGCTGAAGCAACAACACGTATTAATTGGCTGGAAGCTGCACAGCAGGACGGTGATATTTCTGCTGATGAAGAAGCTGAACTGACGGCATTACGCGCATATCGCACCACGTTACGTCGTCTTGATTTGTCAGTTGCGCCTGATATTAACTGGCCTGTACGTCCGGGAGCGTAGGCTATTCGGGTTTTTCTGTATCAACAGGCGTAACGTTCACTCTGCATTTCTTACATTCCGAAAGTGCGGCGGTTTTTTCCGTCGCCATTCCTTCATCGCGGCGTCCTGTCGCAGTGCAATTGTGACAGTTAGCTCATATTTTTTGGACTGTTCGGTTTATCTGTTCCTTCTCGTGCTCGCTGGCGTCAGTATTGATCGCGGGCTGTGTCATCATCGGTTTAACCCGAACATCAGTATCCGGGAACATCCGGTGAACCCTCTCTTACTGAATTACGTCATCAAGGATGCCAGGACCGCAGAGTTTGATGACTGTACGGCGATGTGAGCATGTCTTATTAAGCGATGTATAGTGATCGCCAGTGAAGAGGTCAATTATCATTTCGGTCTGGATTGTTAGACAAACCAATCCCTACTTTTACCGCAGCGAACAACATGATGCACAGAGTGGTAATTACGGCAAACACTAATGAAAGGCTGGTAATCATAACGTTTCTTTAAGTCAGATGGATTCTATTTTTAGACTACTGCACAGGGAAAAGGTTCCTGACAGCTACCATGCTGGCTCTTCAAGAAGATATTACCGCAACCTGGCGTATGCAGGAGTGGAACGCAGCTTACTGGTGATCTGTCGAGGGTTTCATCCCAGTAATTCCCCAAAGTTTTCACGTGCAAAAGATAGGCATAAAAAAGACGTAATTTTTTATTTTTAAACAGTTTTTTAATCTAAAGCTCGATTTGGTTGAGAGTATCATCCCAAAAATCGCAAGAGTCACTTTTGTCATCGCGGAAAGTGAAGCAGTATGCAAGGCGTCAATTCATTTTCAACCAGTATGATTCCTGGCAAACGTTATGAAATTGCTTTTTCATTGGTCTGATATCCTGTCCAGCCGCATCGATTACTTCCCAACAGATCCAGCATTCAGGACAAGCATTAGCGGAGCTTTTCATTGCTTCAAGCTCATTAGTGTAGCCGATTACCACACCACTCTCATGAAGCCATACCTTAGAGACAGACTCAACTTCTGCCAAGTCATCTTTTTCCCAACTCTCTTGAATGCAATTTACTTCCTTTCCGTTTTTAATAGCATTCACATAATACCTTAAGTCGATCAT